AGTTCGGATACACCCCTGTTTTGAGGCATATACCCCCTGCGATCCGTGAAAACAGGGAAATTTTCGAAACCGTCCTCTTCCTGTTCCGAAGGGGGTTCGGATAGTTGCCGAAGGGGGTTCGGATAATTACCGAAGGGGGTTCGGATATCTGTTCGGATTCTAGTTGAACTTCCCTTGCCCCCAGCCGGTTGCGCTGTCCCCGCTTTTTCTTCCCGGGCCTTAGCGCTTTTCTTCCCGGCTTCCCGGGCCTTTTCAAACGCCTCATGGGCATCTTTGTGCCCTTCGTGCCCCATTTCCCAACCACGAACGAAGTGGGTGGACTCTCCCTCACACACATCCTTCCCGGCGCCGCATGCCCCGTAGAACTCGCCTTCATAAAAAGCCAACAACGCCGCTGGGTCCCTGGGCATTGTGTTCCGTGCGGCGGCCACATCATCTACATTTCTTCGGACGAAAAACACCCGTTTCGCTGTCCTTTTTTCCTTCGCCATGGGAACTCCTGTTGGAACCCGTGGACCGTCCTTGCTGACAGAGGCTCAAATCCAAAGGGCGCCGAGACCAAAGGACGAACCGGACAAGGACGATCGCACGGGCCACAAAGATGCGGCGGCGCTGCTCGGTCCTTCCTGTCAGGGTTGTTCCGAGTTTCCAGAATATAGCACTTTCTTAGGTTTCAAGGGTCTATTTCCCAGGTCCCGCAGCTTTTGCGGGACCCTTGCAACTATTTTCCTTTGATCCCTTGACTTCTATAGTTCCTCGGTGTATTCTTTGTTCATGGTCAGGGCGCAATGGAGCGGCCTTGAGATCAGGAGACCAGACGATGGACATTCCAGGACCCATGATGTACGCCGGAACCGACGAAGAAGGCTTCGCCGTCTACCTGTTCTGCGGACCCATGCAGCCGGTCAAGAGCTTCCGGATTCCTACGCAGGTGTCGAAGTGAGCGCCGTGTTCCAGGTAGGCCAGTCCTACGGCTCCCGGTCTTTTTGTGACCACGACTGCATTTTCTCCATGGAGATCGTTTCCCGGACGGAAAAGACGGCCATGGTCAAGGAGCATGACAAGGTCCGTCGGTACAAGATCCACAACCATTCGGGCGTCGAGTCCATTTCCCGCGGGAACTACTCCATGGCCGGATCCTGGTACGCCGATCGCCCGTTGCTGGACGAAACCGAGGAACAGGAATCCGACGACATGGAAACCGTGCTCCCGTCCAACTGCACCCCTTTCCGAAAGGTCGCATAATGCGCAAGTTCCTCCTTTCCCTGATCCCCGCGGCGCTTGTCGGCTGTGGTTCCCATTCCCTCGTTTCCTCTGAGCCCACAGGCCCAAAGGAAGTCCGGATCCAGTTCATGGGCGCCCAGGACTGGGAAGCCACTGTGGTCGTCGTAGAAGACGGCTCCAAGCGCCTTGTGGCCAAGTCCCAGTACGACACGGCGGAATTCACCCTTGGACGTCTGTCGATCGGCTCCACGTTCACTATGCGCACGGGAGAGGGTCGCTACCTGTTCTTCAAGCGGCCGGACTGCGTGCGCATCATCATGGGCCAGGACACCACGATCCGCTACTGGCCAGAGGCCGGGGAGGCTGTCCATGTTGTCCGCTAGTACTACCGACGGCCAGCCCCTGAGAGCCCATAGCCGCCCGATCCAAGCCGCCAAGAGCCCCAGGCTCCGGGCGTTCCTGGAAGCCGCCCTGAACCCCTATCGACAGTTCCAGGCCGACCAGCTCGGGGAAGAGTGGATCAAGGAATTGCGGGGGATCCAGTGAGCACCGGGATCGTTATTACAGAGGACAAGAGTGGACACTTGGCCGGATTCTCCCCGGTTCCGGTGTGCATTCGGTCCTACCTTCCAAGCTACCCCGGATTCGTAACTGCATGGGAAATTGGCAGGATCTCCAAAACTGTCACTATTTGTCCAGGGAACGCCACAACGACAGATCTCATGGAGGTAATCTGCGCATGAACGTCCGCAAGTCTCGCCACGGCGGCTTCATGGCCACCTGCACCCACCGAACCAAGGACGGCCCGGTCCAAGTCGCCGGGTTCTCCACCAATCGCATCGACGCCGTTGCCAAGTGCATCGAAGTCCGCCAAATGCTCATCGAGAAAGAAGGATCCAATGTCCGAAACCCATAAGCCCATGCATGTCCGTGTCACTCGGATCCATGCGACTGGTGCCGCTACTTCCCGGGACGTGGACATCCGCGACCGGGAACACTGGAAGCGCCTTGTCCGTGGTGCCAAGGAGACTTTGGAGCAGGGCGGAGAACACCACATGCGACCCCTGTACATGGACGATGCTCCGGCCGTCTCGGTGCCGGCGCCTTTGAAGCTGCGCGTCGAGGCGCTGGAAGCGGGGATCCGGGAGGCGTTGGAGTGGATATACGACGACGAACGCCAGAGATTCGGCAAGGTGTGCGGCTCACGGGAGACGTCGATCCTAGAAGCCCTTCTGGTCCGGAAACCCGAAACCAAGGAAGCGGGGATCCGCACATGATCCGCCTCGCCCTGTTCCTTGTCGCCCTTCTTGCCGGCTGCCAGCAGTATTCCAAAATCACGGCTCCCGTCGAACAGCCGTCCAGGTCCGTAGCGGGTCCCGGCGTGTGCATTACTACGCTCGAGTGGCCTAGCGACTACGACGCCACGGACACATCGGAAACATGCTGGGACGGGTCCAAGCCCCACATGGTCGAATACACCAGACCAAGGACTCCGGGCCTAACATGCGAAGAATCGACATGGATGCCGGAGGGTCGGATTCGTCGGAAATTTGGGTGCCGGAAGCGTGTGCAAGTGGCGCCGATATGACCCCTGATTCCCTGTTCGGGGACTCCAAGGAGATCCTGCGCCAAGACCTGGACCCGGATGCCCTTGGCGTCCTGGAGGATCTGTACCGGCGCCTAGATGCTCACTGGGAGCACAAGCCCATTTCCCAGGACCCGGACGCCTCAGTCCCCAAGTGGGCCGTGGAATCCGTGGAATCCATCCTCCTGGTGAAGCACGGCACATTTGGCAGGGTGTCTAAGCTCCCGGCCGACTGGCTGGATGCGCATGCACTCAATCCATTGACGCATCATCCCTTTGCGACTTGGGAGCAGGTGCGGGGCTTCGTGCTGCATGCGGCCGATGCCATGCTGGCCGATCCGTCCTACCGCATCGGGTCCCACTTCTTCCCGACGACCATGGACAATTGGTTCCTAACCAAGCCGCCCAGGAAGCCGCGGTGGTCCTGTTTCCTGCGGTACGCCAACAAGGCCCGAACCCTGGATCCTCTGGATCTCGAGCACCAGCCGACGCACGATGCCAAGGTCCAAAGGATCCGGGGGAAGATGTCGCCGGAAGCCGTGGAAGCTGTGGAGACGGCGCTCAAGGCCCGGGGCGTGGATTGCTTCAGCGGGACCGCTTGGGACCGGGCCGGGAAGCTCTACGGCTGGTGGAACGGGGATCAGTTCGGGAGTGTCCAGATCCAATTCGGCTACCAACTAGATCGTCCAGAGTCCTTGCGCCACATCACACGGGTGCAGCGGGTCGCGGGGACCTTCTCCCGGCTCGTGGGGTCCGTGATCCAGTGGAGCCATTCCCGGGGCGGCTGGAGGGGCTGGTTCCCGGTCCCTGGTGGCGAGGAATGGGAATCCTTTTGCGACTGGGCTTCGGCGGAGCATGGGGCGTGTCTCCGGATCGTGGCGACTGGGAAACAGGTTCCCAGGAAAACGGAACCAAAGGAATGGGAAAAATACTTTGACCTAGGCCCTTGACAAATGAAGCCTAGAAACTAGATTCTAAGACACCGGGACGCATGGCGCGTTCCACGGAAACAGGAGACAAGGAACATGGGATCCATCCGCAAAAAGAAGCCCGACGCATTGACGCGGATGTCCGGTTTCCTTTCGATCGAGAAGTCCCCGACGCTGTACACGGAAGACTTCGCCAAGCAGAAGGCGGCCGAACTCCAGTCTGGAGATCCTTCCTGGAAGTGGGAAGCCGTGCTCAGAAACACCGAACGGAACCTGTGGGCGATCATGTTCACGGACGAAGACGGATACACGGAGCAATTCAACCTCCTATGAACCTTTCCACCTCGAAGCCCATCACCCCGGCGCCCTGCCCCAAGGGCTCCAAGACCTTCCAGCCGTCGGGCAAAGGCGCCTTGTGGATCCAGTGGAACGTCCCCGGCCTCGCCTGGAAGAGCACCCTGGAACAGGTGAAAAAGCTCCCGCATCGCCGATTCCTCCCGGACCTCAAGCTCTGGGAAGCCAAGGACACGACAGATATCCGCCAAATGCTCCTGAAGTGGGGTTTCCAGCTCGTAGGGGGCGCCCAAGCTCCCGGGCCGATCGGGATGCCCAGCACCCCGACGAAACGAGAAATTGCGCCTTGGATTCCTCCGTGGAAGGATGTCGAGGTTCCAGAATTCCAGAACCAGAAAGGCCAGCCCCTCCGCAAGTACCAGCGGGAAGGTCTCCAGATGCTCAAGTACCGGAATGGCCGCGGCGGCTTGTTCCTAGATCCTGGGCTCGGCAAGACTGCCACGGCCCTTTGCTGGATCCGCATGAACCCGGAAACTATCTCCCGGGCCGTCGTGATCGCGACGGCCAGCACCAAGCACCAGTGGCGCCGCGCCGCTCGAGAATGGGGAGTCCCGTTCACCGTTCTACCAGTCTCCGGGAAGACTCCGCACCGAATCCCATCGACCGGAATCCTTTGCCTGAACTGGGAGATTTTGCCACCGGATGAACCGACGGTTCCAAAGAACATTTGGGCCGTGTGGCATGGCCGCCAAGAAGTCGCGATCCACGGAATCCAGGAACCCATCCAGCCGGGGAAAAACAAGATCCCGGTGAAGGAATGGGAACTCGCAAAGGAGAACCCGTTCACCAGAAACGAGATCTACACCCTGGACCAGCAAGAGCAGTCCCCGTATCTGTGGAGCATGCACGGCTTGCGGCTGGTGGAACAGAAACCGGTCCCCAGGAAGCTCCTTCCCGGATGGCTCCAAGCTGCGATCGATTGGGACCCTCAGACGATCATTGCCGACGAGTTCCATTTGCACGTAGGGGACCCGGATTCCCAGCGGTCCCGGGCCCTGTCCAAACTGGTCGAAGGTCGCGGGTTCGTTCCAATGTCCGGGAGCCCTATGCGGACACACGTCCGGCAACTGTTCCCGGTGCTCAACCTCCTGGATCCAAAGGCTTTCCCGAACAAGTGGCGCTTCTACACGCGCTATTGCGAAGGGGATTCCCGGTATGGGAAAAACTGGGACGGTGCGCACCATCTGGAAGAGCTGCACGAAAAGATCCGGGAACTTGGAATCAGGTACACCAAGGAAGATGTACTTCCCGACCTGCCCGATCGAATCTTCAACCCGGTTCTTCTGGACTGCGAGATCTCCCAAAGCTACTTGGATGCCCAGGAACAGTTCCTCAAGCTGCAGGGAACCGACGTCGTCGAGATGAAAAAGAAGCTGGATGCATTATCCGCATCGGCATTCAACGAGAAGAAGCAGGCCGTCCTGGAATGGATTGCTGACTTCCTGGAATCCGATCGAAAGTTGCTCCTGTTGTGCTGGCATGTCGTGGTAGCCGATTTCCTGGAAGCCGCACTCGGGAAACAGTGCGTGCGCCTTGGCGACAAGGACCGGGAAGGGACCATTCGGCGCTTTGTCGAGGATCCCAAGTGCCGGGTGTTCCTTGGGAACACCCAGGCGGCCGGAACCGGCGTGGACGGGCTCCAAGCCGTCTGCAGTGACGTGGCGTTCGTGGAGCTATGCGGAAGCCCTTCCGACATGGACCAGGGGTCTAGCCGCCTGCACCGCCTTGGGCAACAGGGATGCGTCACGGCCCACTTCCTCCTTGCACCTGGAACCGTGGACATGGCCCGTTTGGCCGTTCTTGGCGGCCGGGATCAGAACATGAGCACACTGATCGATGGGCAGGACGGCGATGGGGAAATGGACTCCCTTGTCTCAATGCTCAAGAAGCTAGATATTGCACCCCAGAAAGGCGAATCATGATTTTGGCCAAAAGTGAACTCCGCAAAGCCATTGCCTCCAAGGAACTCCAGTTCCTGGACGACGAGGGCATTGTCCTCCCCGAATGGTTCAACGTGTCCATGGGGCAGGTGGACGGGGACCCCGGGGCTCTGCAGCCGGCGTCCGTGGACTTGACGCTGGGCGGTCATTGGCTTGTTCCCGATGCCAACTCCCGATCAACGGCATGGGAAATGCCTCCGGAGTTCACGGACACCAAGGGGCCGATTCACTACAAAGAAACCACGGCTCCGTCCTTCATGATCCCCGCCCACGGATTCGTGCTGGCCAGGACCCGGGAAGTGGTGAAGATCTCCGACAAATTGGCCGCCTTCGTGGAGGGAAGGTCTAGCGTCGGGCGCCTTGGTTTGTTTGTGGAAAACGCTGGATGGGTTGATCCAGGTTTCCACGGATCAATCACGTTGGAGCTGTACAACGCTCTTTCTGTCCCAATTTTGCTTCATGCGGGCATGCGTGTGTGTCAGTTGGTGGTTTGCAGAATGGACGGCGACACAGAGGGAGGGTACAAGTCTTCCAAGTATCAGGGCCAAGTCAAAACGACCGGATCCATTTTGCACATGGATTTCCAGAAGTGAGCGGTCGTTTGCACAGTATCTTTGTCTTAGGGTGGTTGGTGATGCTCCTGCCCATTACGGATCTCGCAGCTCTAGGCCCCGTCTCCTGTTTCCCTTCAGGGAGAGCATCACCAGGAGGCGGGGTTCTGGAGGTTTTCATGGAAGAAGAGAAGCAATACGGATTCATCCGAAGGGAAAAGCAACTTGCACTTTCGCATGAAAGATTAATAGAGCGCATTTCCTACAATCCGGATACTGGGGAATTCATTTGCGCTAAAAAGATTCGAGGACTGGTCCGAATTGGCCAACCTGTTGGGAGCTGGAGCAAAAAAGACGAGTACCTATACGTCTCGGTAGACTGCCATAGGTACACAGCTCAGAGGCTCGCTTGGTTCTATGTCCACAAAAATGGCCACTGGGTGTCATGGACCACATAAATGGAGATCGACGAGACAATCGAATCTGTAATTTGCGCGATGTCTCACAGAACGAGAACCTGATAAATAGGAAAATGGCGTTGCGCCGTTCGGGGACTGGAGTTCTAGGGGTTCGAAAGCATCGCTGGGGGTTCCAGGCACTTATTAAGATTCCCGGAAAGCAGCTTTGTCTAGGGACGTATCCCACAGTGGAATTGGCAAAAGCTGCGTACGAAGCGGCAAGTGCTCTCTACTACCCAGGCATCGCACAGGCGCGGAATCCCGCATGAAACGAACCCCAATCGACATGTCGGACGAACGCCGGATCCTGTCGTGGATGATCGCATCCGACGTCATTTTCCAGCATGCCCATTCGAACTACGACACCCCCCGTCTCTTCGAATCCAGCTTCGCCCGTACCGTGGCCACCTGGATCCACGGATGGGCGGCCACGGAGCCCGACAAGGCCCCAGGCACCGCGATCCAGGATCTCTACGCCGTCCGGTCCAAAGAAGTCCACGACGAAGAGGACACCAAGACCATCGCCCTGTTCCTTGGCAACCTGTCCAAGGACTGGGCCAAAGCCGTCCCGACGTCTGATGCATGGGCCCGGGAACAGACCGACAAGTACTTTCGGCTCCAACGGTGCAAAAAGGCCCTGGAACTGGCGAACCGTGCAGCGGAAGCCGGGGACGTGGAAGCGGCGGAAGGTGCCTTGTTGTCATTCTCCAGGCCCCTTGGATCCGAGTTCGAGACGACGGACCTGTTCCGGGATTCCGAATCGATCCTAGACGCCTACACGAACACCGACGAGACCTTGTTCTATTTGCCCGGGGCACTTGGCGAAATGATGGGCCCGATCATCGCCGGCGACTTCCTGGGCATCCTTGCACCTCAGAAGCGGGGAAAGAGCTTCATGGTGGACCTATTCGCCATTTCCGCCGTGAGACAAGGCGTCGATGTCCTTTTGGTCGACTTCGAAATGACCAAGCGCCAAAAGGCCCGACGCCTTTGGGGGCACTACATCGGGCAGCCGCACCCACGAGATGCCGGAATCATTTCTGTTCCGTGCTTCGGGGACCGCGGGGACATTGGATACAGGAACATGGATTTCCGGGGCGTGGACTTGGACCGGGAAAAGATCGCCAGGATCCAGAAGGGCGGCTTGCGCCTGAACCAGGGGGCCACAATCCAATGGATGAACGTGCCCAACCGCGGGGCGACCGTGCGCCAAATCAAGCACCGGATCAAGGAGGTCCGGAAAGGGCGGGAACAGCCGTTTCTGGCGATATTCGATTCTGGGGACTATCTCCGGGCCGAAGACACCCGGCAACCTCGCATAGAGCAGCTGGACGAGATCTGGGGAGCCATGCGCGGGGTGTCCCAGGAGTTCGAGCGGTGCGCGTGCCTATCGCCGTCGCACACGGGACGCCAGACGTCCAAGGGCGAGGGGACGGACTCCGATGTGTCCGGGGACATTCGGAAGCTCTGGAAGCTGACCAAAACGGTGTACTTGAACCGGACGAAGGCAGAAGCGGAAGCCGGGATCATCCGGTGTTCCACGGAGACTTTGCGCGACGGGCCCACGAGGAACGATCAGGTCGTGGTACTCCAGAACTTGACGATCAATCGCCCGTATCTGGATTCCCGGTGGCTTCGTGAGGTGCACTCTGACCTAGTTTACAGTGGATCAAAGAAAAGCGACTTGGACCCTTGACTTATGGAGTGGATAGCAGTAACTTAGGTAACAGAGGGAAACAGCGCAGGAGCCGGGAAACTGGGGACTGTCGGAAACAATCTAGTAGTAACGCCATCGCTCAGGCGGATAGACCCAGAAGTCGCGATGACACCCAGGAAAGGCTGGGCAGCAGGGGATAGCTGAAGGGTGCTACGGCCCCGACGTCCTACCGTAAAGCGGGAAACCGCAGGTGCAGCGTGGTGCACGAGGAACCACGACCTCGGAAAGTGACTCAAAACCGGTAGACCCCTTGAACAAGGGCATTGGGTGAAAGTCCCACGACAGTCGGGAAAGACCGGCGCAATTGGCCCGGAGAGACACCGGACACAGGAAACCTTCTCCAGGTTTGACAGGAGCCCTCCAGCTGGATCGCTGGACCCTTACGAGCGCAAACGAGGGATAGAGTCGAAGCTGACACAGGGGAAAGAATCCCTGGCCACTTTGAACCCATAGAGCTGCCGGTTTCACAGAGTCGAATTATCGCTGTGCCTCCGGAATCCAAAGATGCCTATGGGCGAGAAACCGAGAAACCAAGACTCAGGCAGTGCAAAGGATCCAGGGACGCTTGGGAAACCGTGTACTAGGGCCGAAAAGGTGACGAGGCGCACGGAGAGACGTGCGCGCCATAGCCGGATAGCCAAGTGGTAAGGCACCTGATTGTTAATCAGGAGATCCCAGGTTCGAATCCTGGTCCGGCTGTTTTGCTCAGGGTGACAGGCGCAATTGGCAACCGCAGGTGACTGTAAATCACCCGCCGCAAGGCTTCCCGGTTCGACCCCGGGGTTACCCACTACACAAGGCCCATGACGGGCCAAGAATCCAAGGAGAATTGCACCAATGCCGAAACTGACCCTCCCGTCCCTGGACCGTGGCATCCTTGCCCAAGTTCCATGGGCGTGGTGTTCCGAGCCTACGATCCTCATGCGATGCGGAGCCTTGGACAAGGAAACAGAGACGGCCAATGTCCAAGCGGCTTTGGCACGGCTCAAGGCGTCGGGGCACGTGGTGTATCGGGACAAAGGCGTCGTCATGTGGCGCCGGAACAAGGAGAACTAGGGACATGCCCCAAGTATTCTTCAGCCCACGTGGAAGTCTGCTCGCCGTGGACGAGCATCCCGTGTTCCCTTGCATTGCTGCCGAACTCTACGGAAAGTGGTCCGGCCTCTACAAGGTGCACCACACCGGAATGGTAGAACGCGCCTCCATGGACATGGACAAGGTCCGCGAAATCGAGGAAACCGGAGACTGGGTGTATGGGGACCACATCTTCAATCCCAAGCACATCCGGAAAGTCTTCGATTGTCTCATTGACTCCAGGTCCTGGGAACTGATCGTCGGGCGCTACGCCATTCGGCATGGCGCCATGGAACGCCAGTTCCCAGAATTCCAGGAAACCTAGAACCCCCATCAACAAGGAACCAAAACAAATGCAGATCCAACGCGCCAAGCTCCTCGATGCCCTGAAGCTCATCCTCTCCGGATGCGGGGAAGACCAGACCTTCGATTCCGCCGTGTTCCATGGCGGCTGGTTGTCCAGCTACAACGACACCATTTCCGTTTCGGCCCGGGTCGAAGACCTCAAGGACCTGAACGCCGTCGTCAAGGTCAAGGAACTCCAGAAGCTGGTCCAGAAGCTCAAGGGCGACACCATCGACATCGAGGCCGTGAAGTCCGCCGACGGCTCCCCGGACAAGGTGTCCATGCTCTGCGGGAACACCTCCGTGGAACTGGCCACGTTCCCCGACAACCTGTCCGAGTTCCTGAACGCCCTGGCCCTGGACAAGATCGAATGGACCGACCTGCCCAAGGATTTCGGCTCCATGCTGGCCCTGTGCCGCCTGGAAAACGGGAAATGGAAGTACCCGGTGGTGCACATCGCCGGCACCGACATGGTTTCGGAAGACGGGATGATCCGCGCCAACTTTGGCACCCTGTCCGAAGCGATGCCTACCTTCAGCCTCCACACGGCCGTGGCCAAGGAACTGCTGACCATGGGCGCCTTGACCTCCTACATGCTCAAGGATCCCTGGTTCCACGTGTTCACGGCCGCCGGCGCCATCTTCAGCTGCAAGGCACATTCGGAAGTGTACCCCGCTGCCCAGCGCCTCGCAACCAAGGCGATGATCGGGAACCTGGAATCTCTGTTCACCTGCCCCATTCCGCAGGGACTGGCCGACGCCGTGGACCGTGTGGAAACGTTCGCCGTGGCTGGCCAGATGGGCGTCTTGGTCCGGGTGCACATCACCTCGGAATCCATGTGCCTCAAGACTTCCAAGGAAGCTGGGAACGTGTCGGAGTCCTTGTTCTGGGACACGGCGCTTCCGGAAGGAACGGACCTGGAATTCTGGGCATCGGTGCCGTATCTCCGGGAAGCTGCGAAGAAGGTTCAGGAGTTCAGCGTCGTGCTGCATGAGACCAAGGACAAGGAACCCGGCTTGCCCCCGGAACAGTGGCCCAAGTCCAAGAAGCCGGTTCTCATCTTCAGGGGACCGGATTTCATGCAGTTCGTGATGGTGGCCCGCTAAATTAGATTTTCCTGTCCTAGCGTGGAAGATGTCGCGTTGTGGCGTCGAAGATCAAAACGTCAATGACATGAGCGATTAGGACAGGATTCGCCGGTGTAGCTCAGTTGGTAGAGCGTCCCCTTCATGCGGGGATTGTCGGAGGTTCGAGACCTTCCACCGGCACTCACAGATCCATGGAGGATTCTTCTTTTGACCAACGCGCCTTTCTTCCCCTCTGAAAGCCTATTCGGGGAAGAGTTTGTCCCTGTGTCCAGTCCCAAAAAGGCCGGACATTCCTGTGACTCCTGTGGCCGGTACCTGCACTGCAAGAGCCCCAAGTTCCCGGTGTACGGGGAAGGCGCAAAAGGGATCCTAATCATTTCAGAGTTCCCTAGTGCCTCGGACGATGCTTCCGGGATCCCATTGTCTGGGGATTCTGGGGCGATCCTGCACCGGGAACTTCGGCGCCTGGGCCTGGACCTGAAGCGGGACTGTTGGACGGTGTTTGCCCTTCGATGCTACACCAAAAACGACTGGGACGGGGAAAACGGGAAACAGGGGGACAAGGAACGGACGGACGCCGGGAATGCCTGTCACCCCAAGCTACACGAGACCATTTCCCAGCTCTCCCCGACGTGCATTATCCCCCTTGGTCCAATCGCCATCCAGGCTCTTCTGGGGCAGCGCCTTGGGGGCCGGATGTCTGGGACCCAGCCGACGGCGTTCATTGGGCATCAGATCCCGGACCAGGATCTCCAGGCATGGGTGTGTCCTACGTCCGGACTCAAGCACATATTGGCTTACGGGAAGAAACAGGATATTCAGAAGTTCTTCAGGCTCCAATTGGAGTCCGCAATGGGGAAAGTGGGGACGTCTGTTCCCAAGGCGTTCAGTACGGACGATGTCACGATATTCCACGAATCGAAGGAATACGTCGAACTCCTGAAAACCATTAAGTCCGGAATGGATATAGCTTTTGACTATGAAACTACTGGACTAAAGCCGCACAGGCGTGGACACGAAATTGTATATGCGTCAGTTGCATTTGGACCAGAAAACAATGTAAAAGGATTTGCCGGATACTTCCACAAGGATGATTTGGATTTCATGCGAGAATGGAAACGCATTCTCACGGATCCAACTATCGGAAAAGTGGCACATCAGAATCAATTCGAAGATACATGGACCTTTGTCCGTGGCGGTGGGTTCTGGGTCCTTGGATGGATTGGGGATACGTGCCTTGGTGCCCATGTTCTCAACAACAATGATCCCACGTCCCTAAAGTTCTTGGTATACACCAACTTTGGGATCATGGGGTACGACCACGAGGTCGACAAGTACCTAAAAGCCGACGACGAGACAGAAGGGGCGAACAGCTTCAACAAGATCCATGATGCCCCTCCTGAAAAGATGATGGGGTACAACGGGATGGACGCCATTGGATCCATGGAAGGGTTCTACAAGCAGCGCCGCAAACTCATGGAGTACAAGCCCCAGCTTCGGGGCAATCGTCTCCTCTTAGAGGCGTCCCCCGAACTCGCCAGAGCTTCGGAGATCGGGATCCAGCTTGACGTTTCCATGATGCAGGAATCCAGGAAACGCATCACCGTGGACATGGATACCACGCTGAAACGGATTAGATCCTACGAACAGGTTTCCCCTGTATTCAATCCGAACGCTCCGGAACAAATATCGAAACTGTTCTATGACACATTGAAAATGCCAATGGGCCGCAGTGGACGGGTTGCCGATGAGGCCGCATTGCAGAGTTTCCATAGCCCTATTGCAAATGACATCTTAGAATGGAAAAAGATGTCCAAGCTATCCGGGACCTATTTAGATGGATTCATGCGGGAATCAGAGGCCGGAACTATTCATACATCATTCCGCATTGACAACGTGACGACATTCCGATCCAGTAGCAGCAATCCCAATTTCCAGAACGTGCCGAAGCGGGATAAGATCGCAAAGAAGATGATCCGTTCGGCCCTGAAGCCGCGTCCAGGCCACGTCCTAGTCGAACTGGACTACAAGGCCGTGGAAGTGTCCGTGGGATACTGCAACCACCTGGACAAGAACATGGGGGCCTATTTGAGGGACCCCCATTCAGACATGCACAGTGATATCGGGTCCAAGATCTTCATGATGCCTAGATCTGATGTGAAGCCATACCGATCGGACGCCAAGTTCCTGGCCACGTTTGCCGAGTTCTACGGCTCCAAGGCGGAAGCCTTCGGGCGCCAAAAGCATGGAGAAGTTACCCTCAAAATGTGGGACTACCTCCAAGTACACCCGGAACTCCTGGACCACATGCGGACTAATGGGGCCGGCACCCTCGACAAGCTACAAGAACACCTCGTCGCATGGGAAAAGGACCTCTGGACGAACATGTTTCCAGGGTACGCCCAATGGAAAAAGGACATTTGGCGCTTCTACCAAGAACACCTGTACGTGGAGCAGAAAACCGGGTTCCGGTGCTGGGGACCTCTGGGGTTCAACGACGCCACGAACTACCCGATCCAGGGACCAGCGTTCCACTGTCTCCTGTGGACCATGAAGAACACGGCCCCCCTGATCCGGGACATTGCCGGGGAGTCTGAAGCGGCCGTCTGTGGTCAGATCCATGACGCCCTTGTGGTGGACACTAGGCCGGACCTCGTCCCCCAGGTCGCGGAAATCGTCCAGGAGTGGGGGACAAAGCGCCTTGTGCAGCATTGGAAATGGCTGGACACCCCTATGGTGATCGAGATGGAAGGGTCCGAGATCGACGGGAGTTGGGCGGACATGAAACCGCTTCAGGAACGGGACTACTGGCCAAAATGATTTATTTTCTCCTAGTCCCTTGACTTCTATAGTTCCTTGGGACTATATTCTAGGAACTGGGACGCGATGGAGCGACCCAGGAACAAGGAATCAGACGATGGGCACAGAACTTCAGGAAATCCCGCAGGTCAGAAGCAAAGAAGATCGTCGCAGATACCGCAAAGGAGTTCGGTGTCCAGATCGGGCATGCTTACCGTCCCACTACCCACACATGCGTCTCCTACATCGACTTGGACCTTTCGAATCTGGACAATCTCAAGAAGCAGGTCGATGCGTCCAATGTGCTGGTCTCCCGTGGATACAGAGCCGGGGATGTCCAAAGTGCACGGGAGTTTCCGACGGGCCTTCGAGCCTTCTTCTATTTTTCCGCTTGCCTTCTATAGGATCCTTGCATATCTTCTATGAACCGGGAGCAATGAGGCTCCCAAGCCTCCAAGGGATCCAGATGCACAACGCCTCCGAAGCCCAACAAATCGCCCAGACCATCCAGCGCCAACTTGGCCTTCAGTTCATCCCGATGATCGGCGCCTACAACCAGCTCCACCACCCCGAAGGCGCCCTGTCGTTCCGCTTCAAGGCCAAAGCCGCCAAGGTCAACGGGAAGTCGCCCAACTGGGCCAAGATCACCCTGGACCCTATGGACACATACACCGTCGAATACGGCCGGGTCCACGGACTCAATTTCGACGTGCTGCAGAAGGACGAGGGTGTCTATGTCGATGTCCTCCGGTCCGGGATCGAAGAAACCCTGCAGCTTCGCCTGTCCATGGGCCGGGTTCGGGTGGCCGCATGAAGTACGGACTTGGGACCACCTACAAGGGCCGCGGCGGCCGCACTTGCACGGTTGTGGACTTCCTGGAGACTCGGAATCTCGCCGGCACCGTCGTCAAGTCCAGATACGTGGCCACTTCTGTCCTCATGGGTCAGGCGGTCACGGACTCCGACGTCCTGGAAATCCAAATCACCATGAACCTGATCGAGGCTGCCCCGTGACCCGCGCCACCAAAAGGACCTCCATGTCCAAGGACCAAGCGTCCACCGTCGTCAAGTACGTCCGGATCCGGGAATCCCTCGGAACCTGGAACGCCGCCGGGGATCGAAAGGCCAACGCCGCCAAGGTCATGGAGGCGGCCAAGGGCGAGGGGTATTCGTTCCATTGCACCCCGATCCAAGTCGCCGCGTTCATGGGCCACATGCCATTTTGGAGCCAAGGGCCAGACAACTATCTGGATGCGGCCCTTGGGCTCTCCGAAGTTCTGAAACAATTTACCCCTTGACAAATGAAGCCCATTCGCTTAGATTCACTACACCACCGGGACACGTCGTCCCATCTCAAGGAGAAATGAAAGTGCCCCACCCCCAACGGTTCCGCGAGATCGGGGAAACCATCGAATCTGGCGACATCTGCCGCACGATCGAAGGCCACCAGATCCCGGCCGAACATTCCATCGGGCGCAAGGTGCGTCCGGAGAACGTCGGCTTTGTGCTGACGGCCACGCCCCACACCCTGGAATCCGAAGTGGCGATGCTTGCACGCCTGCGCAAGGGGAACCAGGAAACCTACGAGGTGCACGAGTGAAGAAGAACAAGATCACCATGTCCAAGGTTGCCGCGATGCTGGCGGCCGGTGTCGCCGGAGTTCTCCCGGCCACGGCCACGACGGCGCTTCCCAATGCCCAGGGTGCCCAGGTGCGCACGGCTCCGGCCAAGGAGAACCGGGCCGCCTTGCCCGTGCAGACCCAGGCCCGGGCTCAATACGGGATCCAGATGCTGGGCGGCGGGTTCGATCCGCGCATGTTCACCGGCGCCTATTCCGCCCCGTGGCTGGCGCCCAGGTACAACCAGCGCAAGGCCCGCAGGAACGCCCGGCGTGTGAACAAGGCGGTGTCCAGGTGACCACTCTCGCCAATCGCCGGCGCCCTTCGACCTTCGAAGATGTCTACGGCAACGACGCCAACGTCAAGATCCTGCAGGAAAATCTTTCCATGTCGGCGGACAAGCGGCCCCGGGTGTACTTCCTCGTCGGGAAGCCCGGATCCGGGAAGACGACGATGGCCCGAATCGCCGCGGAGCTGGTTGTCAGCGACCCGGAAACCGGGATCCTGGAGATCAACGGGGCACGCTACAACAAGAAGGAAGATGCGGAGTCCCTGATCGAACGCATCCAGTTCCGCACAATGGATGGAGGCCCCCGAGCCATCATCCTGGATGAATGCCAGGAAGTCACCGCGGCCGCCTGGAGTCTTCTGCTCAAGGAACTGGAAGACGGGCACCCGCACAACTATTGGTTCATCTGCACCAGCGAAGAGAAGAAGATCACCCCGGCCGTGCGCCGCCGTGGTCCCTTCATCGTCGTGAACACCCTGGACACCAGGACCATGACCCGCATGCTGGTTCGCACGGCTAAGGACGAAGGAATACAGCTCCCGGAAGCCGTGCGCACAAGGATCATCGACCTTGCCGGTGGAAGCCCTGGACAGGCCCTGAGCCTCCTGGAAACCGTGGCGCCCCTGCTCATCGGGGAACTGGACGCCGAAGGGCTCAAGGAAGCCCTGTCCGTGCTCAAGGAGTCGGACGAAGGATCCAAGAACCTCGCCAAAGCCCTCCTGGACGGTGCGTCCCTGGACCAGATCGTCAAGATTCTCAAGAGCTGCCAAGACGCCAAGGAAGATCCGGAATCCTTGCGCCGCGGTGTCCTTGGCTATGCGTCTGCGGCCCTCTTGAACGGATGGGACAAGAACGCCAGGGCCATCGGGATCCTGCAAGTCTTTTCGGCCGGAACCACCTATGACAGCGGCTTCCCGTGCCTTGTGGCAATGGCGATGACCGCGGGGAACATGTAACATGGAACGCACCCTGTCCGAAGACCTCAAGATCTCCAAGCTCCATTTGGACGATGCCGCCGAATCCCAGGGCGAAAAGGAACGCCACTACGGGGACGCCGTGGCCGATGCCCAGAAGATCCGGGACGAAGCGGAAGCCCGTCTAAAGCTCCGCACCGGGGAACTCTGGATCGAGTTGAAAGGTGTCCAAGTCAACGGCAAGGCCGCCACGGAAACCGATGTCAAGTCCATGGTCGCCAAGCACCCGGAAACCGTCCAGCTGGAACAAGCCCTGATCGATGCTTCCTACAACCTGAAGCTGGCCCAATCGGCCGAACGTGCGATCCAGTCCACAAAGTCGATGATCGAGACCCTGCAAAGGCTTCACGGTGCATCGTACTTTTCCACCCCTTCCGCCGGCACCAGTAGCCGCGGGAACCTTCCGGGCTATCGGCCGGAAGCCTGAACCAAGCAACAAAGAACCAGAAACCAAGGAATCAAGATCATGGGAATCGACTTCAGCAAGTTCAACAGGGGCAAGGCACAGAGCCGAGTGGAAGCCCCTCCCCCCAGCGCCCAAGGCCCCAAGTCCTCGATCTTCAGGATCCAGGATCTCCCGGCGAACATCACCTTCGGGTACGAATGGTCCGAAGGTGTCCACATCGGCGACATCGTGGCC